CTCTATTAAATAAATTTGATATATCAATTAATCAATTAGTATTTATTAGCCTTGTATTGAATGAGAATCAAACAAATAATCAAGACATTCATGAACTTCTCAGCCGAGTTAATGAAGAAGAAATACAAGACTTAATTCAACGTAACATTGTCGTAGTTACTACTTCTGACGACAGTAAAATTTATAGTGCTTCAGAACAGCTTCTTCTCTCTATTAAAAGAGATCAAGAAAGTATGTTTGATCAGTTCTATGAAGTATTTCCAGTTTATGTTACAAGACCTGATGGCACTAAAGGCTATCTAAGGGCAAATGTAAACAAATGTAGAAAAGAATATAACCGTATTATCGGCAAATCTAAAGCAATGCATGATCATATCATGGCTTGTTTAAGATATGAAATCGATGATAAGATGCGAACAGGCAAAATGGGTTATATGAAAACTATGTGGAAATGGCTCACTCAACACGAGTGGGAGTGTTACGAAGAGCAAATGAATGATAACCCAATAAATGAGGACTTGCCGTATGGATCAGGAGTCATTTAATACCTTACCTTTTAGGACTATCTCACAAGTAACAGATGAGTCCTTAGCTTATATAAAAGCTAGAAAGGATAAAACTATAGTACCTCTTAAAACAGGATGGTCTAAGTTTAATAAAGTATGTTGTGGTGGATTAGAACCAAATATGATTCTAACTATCGCAGGTACTTCAGGTTCGGGTAAATCAGCATTTACAAATACGTTAGAAACTGATTTAATTGATTTGAATAAAGATCAAGAAATTGTAATCTTAAATTTTTCGTTTGAGATGCTTAGTTATCGCCAGATTGGTAGAAAGTTAAGTAATCGATTGAATCGCACTACGGCAGAAATATACAGTGCGGATGACAGTATGGATGAGCTTACTTATCAAGAAGTTGAGAAAGAAGCTGCAAAATTGAAAGAGTACAAGGTGTACTATGTAGATACTCCAAGCAATGTCGCAAATATCGAAAAAACTATAGATTATTTCCACGAAACAATAGCTGCAGGTAAATGGCTAATTGTAATCCTAGATCATGCATTATTGGTTGAAGGAGATACGGAACGTGGAACAATAGTAGATTTACAGAAGATGTTTATTCGTAAAAAGAAACTTTCTAATACGAGTATTATACAGATTTCACAGATGAATCGAAATATTGAATTACCTGATCGAATAAACAATCCATCTATGCACTTTCCGTTGCGTAGTGATTTAGCTGCTTCAGATGCAATTTTCCAAGCTAGCGACTTCGTGGTAGCACTATCACGACCAGAATTACTCAATATTACGAGTTACGGCATCAATCGCTTACCTGTAAAAAATAAGGTATATCTACATTTCTTAAAAGTAAGAGATGGAGGAGAACCTTGTATATTAGAGTTTGATAACGAACTTAAGTATGGGAAACTGAAAGAAGTTAACAGGGATACTACTGAGCAGCAAAAAGTAGTATTTAACAACAATAAAAAAATAGGCTGAATATGAAAGCATTTACGATAACAACCCCGAATATTAAGTGTGACTCCAAAGGCGAGTATAAGAATTATCTTTTGAAACGTCTAGTCATGGCTTATCCAGAACTCACAATCGACGGTATTGACACCGAAGAAAGTCCGTTTAGTTATCAGTATATTGGACCGAACAATAAAATTCGTTTCGGTCATGATTACTTTTCTCGTTGCGACGTAGCAAAATATGCAAAATGTCGCTATTGCCCGTTTGAACGGGAAGAAAATTATAACATGGCAACTCAGTTTGAGCTAGCTATGAAACGTCTTGACGATTATGCTAAGACACAGCGTGATTATGCACCTCTGTATGATTTCCGTCTTGAAGATGGAACTCCCGTACGTGAGTATGCTAATTTCATCCAGGTAGGCTATAAGCTTATCCCGAAAAACAATTTCGCCGGCTACTATCGTAGTTTGCCGAAAGAAGAAAAGACTGTCATTAATAACATTATTATTATGGTAAATAATAGTACTGAGATTAATGCCAATTTAAGTCTCTAATTTTTACTTTATAATATCAGACTCTTTCAAATTTTATCAGATACTATCATATCATATAAAGTAGCAAACCTATTTTTGTATGTTAGTACTACCAACTGTTAAAAATAAACCAAAAGTACAGAATCCCAGATTTCTAATACTGTTTGGCAAACCAAAATCTGGTAAAACTACATTACTTTCACAACTAGACAATTGTTTGATTGTTGACTTAGAGGGTGGTTCCGAATTCTTGGAAGCACTCTCTATTCAAGCTCGTAGCGTAAATGATTTAGGAGAAATCGCAAATCAAATACGTAAGAAGATAAATGAAATAGGACAGAAACCTTATAAGTATATTGCAATTGATAATGCAACACGCTTAGAAGAGATCTGTTTACCTTATGCAGCTACTTTGTACCGCCAAACTCCAATGGGTAAAGCTTTTAAAGGTGAAGATGTAAGACAGCTCCCTAACGGGTCTGGTTACTTATATATTCGAGAAGCAGTTAAAAAGGTTATATTTATGTTTAAGGATCTCTGTGAGAACTTCATTTTAATTGGTCATACTAAAGATAAGATGATCAATAAAGAAGGTGAAGAACTAACAGAGATGGCAATAGACTTAGTCGGAAGACTAGGAGATATTGTATGTGGTGAAGCTGATGCTGTAGGTTATGTTTATCGAAAGAAAAACGAAACTATTATCTCTTTCGAAGGGGGAGATAACTCTGTAAGAGAAGCACGAGCACCACATCTACGAGGACAAAAGATTGTTATAGCAGAGAGTAATGAGAACAATGAGATAACAACTCATTGGGATAAGATTTATTTACCAGAGTAAAAGATTATAAGATATGTATAGTAAAGAAAGAGCACAACAGATAGTAAAGAATGATGTAAAATTTATTCCCGCAGGTATTCACGAAAATGTAACTTTGAAAAGTGCAAGAGTAGCTGAATCTCCTACAGGATTGAAATTTCTTGAAATCGTTTTCGAGAAAAACGGTGCAACACTTACCCAAACAGAGTGGAAACCTACCAAATTTGAAGGTATGGATGATAGCGCATTGCAGAAGAAAGAGGATACTCAGTTCTCTCGTATGATGCAAATTCTGTTGTGTTGGTATAGTGATGAACAGCTTGTATTCAATGGAACTAGCTTTGAAGAGTTTTCTCAAGAAGTAGTGAACTATTTGAATAATGCTGATAAATCTAAGAAATTGAGAGTGAAGATTGTATATAACGATAAGGGATATACTACTCTTCCATCTTATGCACGATATACATTTATCGAACCAATGGTATTGCCTGAAGGACAGACTTCTAGCATTACTGAATTGCGAATCGATAATTTCACAAAACCTGTTGTTGCTGACACAGAGACACCAGTTGCTAATCTGACTAGTATAAGTACTAGTTCTGATAATACAGATCCGAATGGATTGCCATTTTAAGATTAGTATAAAAGCTGCCTACGCTAGGCTTTAAGTAGCGGATACGTGCAATGGAGATGTAGCAAAAGCTACCCTTTTTGATAAAAGGAAAGATCTCTGTTGCACGTTTTAAAAAGATTTGAGGGTAGCAAAAGCTACCCTTTTTGTTTTACTAAAATCAATTTAAAAATGCGATTGTCAAAATTTATTAATAAACATTTTTTCAACAAAGATATTGATATAGTAGACCCTAGATATACATTTAATAGTATCAATACGGTTGATGGACAGAACATAAAGCGAGACGAACTCAAGGAGGGTCAAGTAATTTATGCTGCCATTTCTACTACTATCAAAGAAGACGGGAAGAAGAAAAGATTGAATCAACGAAAGGATCTTTATATGCTTAAAGATTCCTATGGCAAATTTGTTTTTGTTGACTATCTAGGTAATGAATATAAAACCTCTATGACAGGAATTAAGATAATTAACAGTCTCACTCCTAAGATGAAAGAGAAAGAGATTGGAGAATTACTTGATACCTATGATAGACAAAGTAAAGAAGCAGAGAGACTAAAGTTTCTAGAGACTAGCAAACAGTTGGGATTCAACTTCACTAGTCTTGAGCCGGATGAAAAGTTACGTAGGACTATAGAGGCCGGCATAAAGAATATATGGATGGTAGGCCCCGCAGGTTGCGGAAAGAGTACAATGGCAAGAAATGTTGCAGAGGATATGGATCTTCCATATCTTTGTATTTCTTGTGGTATTGGTACGTCGGCTACCGAGTTTATTGGTTATAAGTATCCGACTCGTGAAGCTACTCGTTTTGGGGAGTTTTACGCTAAACCATCTATTATATTGATTGACGAGATAACCGCATTAGATCCAGCAGTTGCCCAGATCTTAAATGCTGCGTTAGCTAATGATGAAATTGAGACTACTACGGGCTTAGTTCATCGGCATCCAAAGTGTATTATCATAGCTACTAGTAATACTTTTGGTTTTGGATGCGACCGTCAATATGTAGCAAATAACCAGTTAGATGCGTCGACCATAGACCGTTTTGTAGGCGGTATTGTGGAAGTTACGTACTCTGCAAAATATGAAAGTCAGTATGATGATGAAGTTGTTGCTTATGTAAACTTACTTCGTAAATTTGTTGCAAAGACAAGTGTACGTAAAGTGCTTTCTACTCGTATGATCCAAGCGGGTCATAATCTTAAGTATCATCACTTCCAAGATTGGGCAGAACGCTTAATTGTTAATTGGTCTGAAAACGAGAAGAAACAGCTCGAAGAATGGCTAAAGGAAGAGAAGAGAGAAATGGAAAGACACAGTAAACCTGGAGATAGACCTTCATGGATACCACAACGTAAAGCAGCTTAATCATGAAAGACTTAACATATGTGTATGACAATATACACGATTTTTACACTGATGCTCTTAATCCTACAGAGGATGGGAATATTAATGACTGTAAATATCATTTAAAAGAAGATGACGAACGTTTCAGAGGTCTAGGACTTGAAGAAATTTTGAAAAGTAAATATAATTATCAGAAGGGTCTTGATAATCTCAAAGAGATTGAAATAGACATTAGTCTAGGAGGCTCTTCTCGTAAGTATGTTTATGATGAATTTGATGGAGATGACTTAAACTATGATAGACTTCTTGAAGGTTTTCCAGCAATAAGAAAACGAGTCAAAACGTATGGAATCGGAAGTGGACGTTTAGTTAATGTATATGTAGTTATATCAGAGAATTGTTGTGTAGGAGCAAGTGCTATGATCAATAAAGCTTATACAGCTATACAGATAGTAGACATGCTAGAGGCAATGGGCTATCGTGTTGCAGTATGGGCTTGCGATTCTACTGATGATCCAGGTGGAAGGTTTCGAGAAGAGAGTGGTGTACACTATCAACTAGAAGTATGTCTTAAACGGCATGAAGATGCGTTAAATAAAGGTCTAATATTAAATGGTATCAGTCCCTGGTTTTTTAGGTATTTTATGTTTGCTCATCAGAAAGGTCATTATAAGAATGGCTTTGGAATGGGACATTCAGTACCAATGAAACTAGAACAGACTAAAGAGAACATAGTCATTAATAACGGACAATGTTTGACTAAAGAGTCAGCAGATGCAAAAATAAAAGAAATTGAACAGTTATTCAAAGTTGAATGATATTGATATGCGATGAACAGCAGCTATGTGATATCCCACATAGTGATGAAATGTAAAATCATTATTTAAATGGTAGGTTTGAGTCCTACAAGATATCAATCGATTTTGTCAGTTAGGGGAAGAATAGCTTCCGTGTTATAGAGCATAGGAAGATTTTTCTGTCTCTTAATATTTGCACTATAGATTTTGCCGAGTTGAATATTGCTTGAGGTTCATAAGTTATTTGGACCAACATGAGTAAAATATAGTACTAGAGCTTTTCTATACAACCAGATATTTCTGCAAACAGAAACTGAAAAAGATAACTAGGAGATAGTTCACTGAATTTACTAATTTTAACAAATATTATCCTATAGTAAGTGCTATAGGATATACTGCGGAGGTGGAGCAATGGTAGCTCACTAGACTCATAATCTAGAGACGAGGTTCGAATCCTACGTCCGCAACTAACCAATCGTACAAAGTATGTATGATAAAAGAAGGGTAAAACTACCCACAACTATTACTTTGGATTATATATTATCTAAAGTAACCGAATACGACATATATGCTCACTACCTTGGGCAGTTTAAGGTTGGAGCTATCTATAATAGTCCCTTTCGGAAGGATAAAAACCCTTCTTTTGGAATCTACTATAGTAAGCGAACAAGACAACTTTTGTTCAAGGATCATGGTAATGGTGAATGTGGTAATGTAGTTAAGTTTGTATCTTTACTTAAAGGTATAACTAATTATAATGATATACTAAGTGACATAGTAGATCAATTAAAGATTACCCCAAACACTAAACTCGATAGCTCAAAGCAATACATACCTTCTTCTGAGACAGTAATTGGTGTAGTAAGACAGAATTTTACTTCAGTCGATACCAATTATTGGTCTCAGTTTCATATTTCTCTACCCACACTAAAGAAGTATGATGTAAGTAGCATTAAGTATTATCTATGTAATGGTATAGTAAAAGGTATATATAAGAATGATAATCCTATGTATGCCTATAAAGTTTATAATAACTTTAAAATCTATAGACCATTAGGAGATAAATATACAAAGTGGAGAAACAATCTAACTGAGTATGATATACAGGGCTTTAAGCAATTACCTAAGAAAGGTGACATACTCTTTATTACTAAGAGTTTAAAAGATGTGATGTGTCTATATGAGATGGGAATACCAGCAATATCTCCATCATCAGAAAGTACATTCATACCAGATGACATCCTAGAAGACCTTAAGAAGCGTTTTAAGCGCATTATTATACTCTTTGATAGAGATGTAGCTGGAGTTAAATATAGTCGTAAGGTGAGCCTTAAAACAGGCTTAGAGGCAATGTTTATGCATAAAAAGTTTGAGGCAAAAGATATCTCTGATGCTGTAAAACAAAATGGATTTGAAACTATAAAAGAATGGTTGCAAAACGAAATAAAAAGAAATAGACAAAAGGTAGAGTAAAAAATGCTACACCTAATGTCTACGATGGTATAAAGTTCCGAAGTAAACTTGAAACTTATACTTACAAAAAACTGAAAGAAGCTAAGATTCCAGCTGAATATGAGTCAACTCACTTTGAGTTAATACCCAAATTTGAGTATAACGGAGAAAAGGTAAGAGCTATGACTTATTTACCTGACTTCGTAGGCAAGGACTTTATAATAGAATGTAAAGGACTCATGGGAGATTCATTCCCATTGCGCTGGAAGATTTTCAAATATACTCTAATGCAGAGTAAAGCGAACTATAAGTTATACTTAGTTCGTAACCAAAAACAAGTCGATGCTATGATCGACGAATTAAAAACTAAAAAATAACAGATTATGTCAGAATTTATAAAATTAGGTAATAAAATAGTGACTAAACCCACCGGTCTTGATTATGATTTGATCAACGGGAAAGTGTATAATTTGAAGTACAATCGCTACGAAGGTATGTCGTACTTTGAAGAAGATGGATCACTAAACTTGCCTTCAAAAGTGTATTTAACAGAAGATGATAAGACATTTATTCATCGTGTCAATACTTATTTTGAAAAGACCAGTAAACTTTCTACTGGTGTAATGCTCAGTGGTATCAAGGGCACTGGCAAAACTGTTATGGCAAAAGTAATTGCACGAAATTCGGGTCTTCCTGTCATTGTAGTAAATGAGGATTTCCCTACAAGTAAGATTAATGACTTTTTCTGTAAGTTCTCTCATCCGGTTGCTGTCATCTTTGATGAGGTAGACAAGCATTGGGATACGGAAGACTTGTTAGGATGGTTAGATGGTGTGCAGACTAATGCAAAGAAACTTGTTCTGTTTACATGTAATAATGAAGACAGAGTAAATAGTTATTTGAAAGATCGCTGTTCTCGTGTACGTTATAACCGTCATTTTGAAGCAAACGATAATGCTCGTTTCTTGAAGGAAATCCTGAAAGATAAGGGTATTGCTGAGAATGATATTGAAGAAACTTATGATTTTGTTGTAAGCAACTTCAACTTGTTATCTATTGATAACATTCTGTCATTTATTGATGAAAAGTTGATGTTCTCCGAATTGTCTAACAAAGATATTTTGAAGGATATGAACATTGTTAATAAGAACGGAAAACATTCTGAAGATGATTCAGAATCGGATAGTGAGGTAACTACTATCAATTTTGATGAAGATGACGATGATGACGAAGACGATTACACGCCTTGCGATTGCTAAAAATAGGCAGGAGAAATCCTGCCTTTAATTTTCTATTATGAAAATATGTGGAATAAGCGATATACATGGTGAGTTTATCGATACTCCTGTATGCGATGTATTGTGTATCTGCGGAGATATAGTTGGTTTAAATGATCAACGATCTTTAGATGCATCTCGTAAATGGTGGTATAATAGATTTGCTAGTTGGGTTAACCGACAACCATGTGATAAAGTTATTATTACTCCAGGTAATCATGATTTCTTTCTAGAAGATGCCTATAAAAAAGGTTATCTTAGCGAACTCAAACAAGATTTATCAGTACGTACTAATGGTAAATTAGTAATACTAATAAATGAAGAGTATACATATAATGAGATTAAGTTCTATGGATGTCCATTTATAAATCCTATACCCTTTCAGGAAGGTAGATGGGCTTTTGAAGCAGAAGATGATGCCGATTATTACGTATCTGCCAGAGATGTAGATGTGTTTATTACTCATGATAATCCATATAAAAATACGTCATTAGAATATTGGTTAGGTAAAACTAAAACTAATAATTCTATTTACTTATATGGACATTGGCATGATGGACCTTCTAAAGAAGAGAATAAAGCATTTAACTGTTCTATGTTAAATGATATGTATAATCGCAAAAAAGGTTGGAAACCTATAGAGATAGAAGTAATGACACCTAGTGATAAGATTGAAATAAACAAAGAATATTTAGCTATACTTATTGATTCTTTTAAGACATTTAGTGCGTTAAAAGGAAATAATATAGGTATAGATGAAGTAAAAGAATTTTTTGCACTTCAAAAAGAATACCTTGGAATGACGTCTGAAGAAGATGAAGTAGAATTACCAGTAACTGGAGAGGAGATAGAAGATGAACCTGATACAGAAGATAGTGAAGAAAGCGAAGGAGAAGATTGATGAGCTTCTTTTAATTCGTAAAGTAAAGAATGAAGTAGAATCTATGATTATTTTTCGAGAAGAATCTATAAACAGAAGTAAAGACACAATATGGAATTGTCTTGAATGTGGAGATGTAACTAGAGCATTTATGTATTACAAAGAAATACAAAATGCTAAGAAAGTTATTAAAGAACTCGAAGAGTTTAAAAGCTTTGTCTTAGATAATGAGAAAAATGAAAATTGATATACCGTACTATGAAGATAATACTCGTATATCTAATTCAGCTATTGGATGGTTTTTGAAAAAAGGACCAAGATATCTACGTGATATGCTTGATGGAAAAGAAGAAGGTATTAGCGGAAAGTATCTTGAGAAAGGTACTATGATACATGAATACATTCTTCAACCAGAAGAGTTTTGGAAAGACTACGAGATATTAGATTTCGAAGTGCCAAGAGTAAAACAACAGAAAGACCTATGTGAAAAGTATTATAACTACAAACTGACAGATCCTCTCGAATCAGAGGAGAGCATATTATTATCAGCATATAACTTTGCTTATAATAATAAGAAGTCAGATGAACAGAAGTTAACTGAGGCAAAAAGTATAGTAGAAAACTATGGAAAGTACATAAAGTATTTGGAAATAGGTGATAAGAAAAAGATAATTTCCTTTTCTGATCTTACTATGCTAAAACAGATTAAGACTAATCTTGAGGAACATGTTGCAGCTAATAAGTTGTTATTTGATGTTCCTACTACATATGAATGTCATAATGAGTTTCATATTAATTGGGATTATAAAGGAATACCTTGTAAATCATTACTTGATAGAGTAATGTTTGACCATGTTAATAAGAAAATCGTTTTGATAGACCTTAAAACTACAAGTGATGTTTATAACTTTAAGCATTCCGTAGAGGAATTCGATTATTACAGGCAAATAGCTTTTTACATTTGTGCTATTACCTGGTATATGCTTAATGAACTAAATCTTAATGTAGACGATTATGATTTAGAAGCATATATAATCGCTATTCAGACAAATGGAAACAATGAAGTGAGAGTATTTAACATGTTTAACGAGGATGAATTACTAAATCGTAAAAATGTAATATCTGACGCTTTACAAAGAATATCATATCATATCAATTCAAACGATTGGGATCATACCATAGAGTATTATACTAATGGTGGAATTGAACAACTTGAATGATGTAAGTATATATATTGTACCTTTAATTGATCCTAACATATCTTTAGTAGATATATCTGTAGAAAGTGGTTTTGTAAACGCTTATACTGAGGATATAGATAGACCTTATTTAGAAGATAAAGTCTTTATGCTATATGATACTTCAGTAAATACTGTAGAGTCAATGAATAGGTATTTAAAGTTTAGCAAACTAGATACTTTACATCACATTAAGTATATTAAGATTGATAAAAAACATTACATACTTTATTGTTTTAATATAATAGAGTATAAAAAAGATATAAGAAGTCTAAAAGAGATTGGTAAGGTTATTAAACCAGAAGCAGCCTTAGAAATTAGTAGATTTTGGGTTTCCATGACAGTTCCCAATCTAATTCATAGATTGTTTCTTAGTTCTTATGCTTATGGTGAGGGCATAAAAGCTATTACTAAACCTCGTGACTTTTTAAGTTATGAGAGTGGTGTCTTATAACGAAGAAAGCCTGTTAGCGTAAAAACTAACAGGCTATTTTTTTATCCCTTATCCCAAATGTTTGATAATTGTAATAGAAACTTTAGAACGACATTAATTGATTCTATAAATAATTTCGTTTCGACTTCGGATCTTGTGCTTCAATAATATTCTTAACAGGAGTAAGTTTAGAAATAGTTCTTACTACTCTAGGCATACCCTCATAAGGACCTCTATCTATTAAATCAAATGGTGATCTAGCATATATATATGAGAATGGATTAAGTACACCTAATACTCCATAAGCATTATCAAACCAACTAAATGCAGCAGTAGGTGATTTAATCATGGACATGAGCTCCATAGGATTATACATAGTACGGAATTCAAATGCAGATCTAAGTGCTAAATAAGTAATTGCCTAACTCAACCAAGTATCATATTCATCATCACCATCTACTAAAGTAGCTAATGATAGAGCAACAACAGTAGAGGCAGTTACTAAAGCTAATTCATTAAGAGTTCTGCTAATGGCATATTGCTCATATTCCTATAAATTATTATAGTCTTTAAGCATATCAGCTAATGCAAAGTGTTTATTACTATATAAACCTTTAACAAACTTACCCATAGTACGATAGTAACCCTCTTCTTCTACTCCTAAATCTAGATTAAATGTTTTAGATTTTAATCTATTATGAATACCTTGAATCATAAAGTTACGATGCTGAGTAACATAACTAGCTATAGCATGAGCGTGTACCTTACCTTTATCTACTTCCCTAACAGTACCATCAATGCGTCTAGATAATACGTTGATTCTATTCATTACTTCATTCTTTATACTTTCCGTAACAAATTTCTCATACTTTTTATTTACTGTACCAGTGCCATTTTTAAAGTCATAAGCATCCCATAAAGTAGTCTTAATCTGCTTAAATTCTACTGCACCTTTCTTCTGATCATTCGGATAGAATCTTTGAATATAAGCTTGTTTACTCATAAATCCATGACCAGGAACTAGCCTGTAATTATGGTATGTAGCCATAAGAGTATGACTCTTAACTGTATAATCAGCTTGAGTATAACCCATAAACCAGAAGTTTTGATTAATAGCTCTTATTGTCTAACTGTCTTCAAGTCTATCAAAGGTTTCTTTATTACCTTTTACTACTTGATTTAACTACATTAGATATGACAGTTTATCTACAGGTAGTGGATTGCCAGTATTAGCTAATATATCTGGTATAGATTGACTAAACTAACTACGTGCAAATGCCATATCTTCTAAGTCAAAGAACCTACCTACCTTAGCTTCAAGAGTAGTATAAGTAACATCTGTGAAGAAAGAAGTACCGGCAGACCATAGATTATATGCCAAGTTAACTTTTGTAATATATTCCCTTACATTGCCTAATAACTTAGAGAAGTTAATATCTTTACCAAGTAACTCTCCTTTTAGAGGTATTTTATTCTTACCATATAATATTCTATCTACTAACAATTGAGCCTATTGATATATGTTAGATGAACCAGGTTGTTTAATACCCTATTTAGTAGTAATCTACTAAGTCTTTAATAGATTAAGTAATAACTCTATTTCATCTCTCTATTCAGACATATTCTCGTAGTTAGATGCCATATTATAATACTATATAGCAGATGCAACTGCATCAGTAGATATATCATTAGGATTATCTAACATCTTTATAAATCTAGTAGGTATAATCTTTAATGGTTCTCCATTCGGCTTAGTAGCAAATTCATCTACAAAATCTATATCATCCGATTTAGTTGTAATAACATCAGAAAATACATATTTAATCTATTCTAATACGCCATTCTATCTACTAATAGCTCTAAGCATCTTAGCTTCAATCTAAGGAAGCTTGTAGTTATTAACATTAGTAATATAGGATATCTTTCTATTACTTTCTGTGATAGTATTTAGAACAGCATTATAGAGTTTCTTAACAGCAGGTTTAGACATTACTGCCTTATACGCTTTACTGTTATCATACACTTTCTTGTTAGGCTGTATAGCTGGACCATTAGGATCCCAATTCTTGTTATAATACTATGAAGATTTATCTAAAGTAGAATACCTATTAGCTGGTACAGTTTCACTATACTAATCTATGAATTCATCTTTAGGTTTAAGTGTAGTATAATAGCTAGCTGGATGCATTACACCTCTAAAGTCTTCATAGTGATTAGCGTCAAACCAGTCAGTGAAATACATATCACCCATAGCTTGAGCAGCTCTATAGTCTTTATAATACTATTCAGTAGGAGTTATAGTTGCAAAATCACTGAACTTATCTTTAGCATCCTACTATGGAGGAGCACCAACATAAGCATCGGCAATATCTTGATCTAATCTTCTTAGTAAAGCTCTTTCTCTATCTGATATGGTGTCATCTACTAATCCTGTAACAGGATTTCTATAGATAGATAATATTTGTCTCCTCTTTTCTACTAAATCATTATATGTATCACTTTGATTAGGTCTATCGAGATTAGCTATTCTTTCATAAAACGCTTCTGTCCATCTAGTACGTGTATTACGCTCTTTCCATAATAAATATTCTGGCGAATTAGCACCATATTTTTCTATTACTTTAGCTTCATCTTTTCTAAATCTATCCCAATCAGGTACAAATTTATTATCTACTCCTACGGCTTCATTAAATGCTCTAAGTTCTTTTGCTATAATAGCCGCATCTCCAGATTTAGGAGAACCATCTAAGTTGAACTCTGCAGATAACATCTTCTTTTCTCTCTGTAAATCAATTAGTCTTTGATACATTTGAGGATTAAGAAGATTATCATATACCATATCATCTATAGTAACAGAATCTAATACCTAATTGATTGCTTCCTATATCTCATTAATTGCATCTCTAGTGATAGGACTAAGCATCTCATTTCTTAGCTTGTAGTATTCTGGTTTGTATTTTCTTTCCGCATTTTTAGAATAAAATTCATTTAAACCATCGTACCATTTCTAACTATTATCATCTGTAATAAGATATAAACCATTCTAGTCTTTAGCTATCTTTAGTTTCTCAGCTAGCTTATCCATATAAGCTTTCTAATCAGTATAGAATTGACCGTAGTTTCTATCTCTTACTAAGTAACCAGTATATTTTCCATCTTTGGTCTTTTCATATAAGAGTGTTTGTACGTCATCTCCATACTTAGTTTTAGCTGGCTATAATACTTTAACTAGTTCTGTACCCTTCTCATAAGTCTATCTATCGGTAGCATTCATAGTATTAGTAAGTATATTAGCTATAGAAGCTATAACCATATTATCACTCTCACTACTCATACCAAACCATACAGATAATAGACTATTGTCATTAGTAGGACTATCTAACCAATTAAGTACTTTATCTATATACTCTTGAGGAGTATTTCTTGACTATAGATACTTGACTAACTCCTAACTACCTTTGTTTCTAAGTAAGTTATTGAATTTATTATTAACTATAGTAAGCTAAGAATTTAAATCTAATACTTTTTGTTTAAACAAGTCGTAATCTGGAATATCATTAAATATATTAGTAGTATCTAACATATATTGAACCTTATCCATCAAAGGTTTATAGAAACCTATATAGTCTTCGGATAATTGTCTAATCTATTTAGCATTTACTTCATTAATGGGTTTATTTAAGAACTTAATACTATCTGCAATAGAAGATTGAACGTGATCTACGAATTGCACAGTACCTTCAACAGCCTCAGAACTAGCTAGATTACTGATAAGACTATTCAATTCATTTTCTAATTTAATATTCTTTTTAGCATACCTCTTTACAGAATTAATACGATTCTTTAGACCGTCCTATATCTTATTAAAGTGATTAGTAAACTCCTTTAAAGTAGATATTTGTTCTTGAGTAAAACCATCTAACTAGAAAGTATTATTAGCATTCTGTCTAAGTTTAACTATATCAGTAGGACTAAGAATAGCCTCATTCTTACTATCTAGAGCTTTATTTCCATAGTAAGTTTTAAACCCCTAAGAGAAAGTTAAAGCTCTTACTTTTAAAGCTTCCTATCTATCTCCTTTAAAGTATTCAACTAGTTTCTGAAATTGCTCAGATGGCTCCCCATTGGGAGCCTTATCTAAGCTATTACCATCATTCTAGTCCCAAACATAATAGGCATCGTTTTCACCTATTGCTTCAACTAATTCCTTCCATTCTGGAAGTTTTTTATTTGGACATTTTATCATAATTGACAGATGAATTTATTAACAACACCTTCTACTTGTTCTCTAGTAGTAACATTTTCTTCTCGCATCATTTCAGCAAATTCATTAAGATAAGTTTGCATTTCTTCTTTAGTGAGTTCTAACATAGATAATTCTTCTCTAATTCTTCTTTCACCAAGATCATACAATTCCATTATACTTAACGCTTGTTCATTTGTAGTTACTTTCATATCCGCTTCTTCTTTATCGCTTAGTGGAGTAGTATTGTCTTCATCAGAATAATCCTGATCTTCATATACTCTATCCTATTCAGCTCTAGCATAATTCTAATTCTTATAACTAGGAAGCTCATTTATATAATGTAATTGATTTAATATATTTTGTGTAGATAAATCAGTATATGGTTTAATAGATTCTGGATCCATTAAATCAAAGTACGCTAAGTTTTCCTAGTTAAAAGGTAATTCCGTATCAGCTTTATTATACTCTACAATAGTATGACCTCTGTACTTCATGCCTTTCTTATTTATTAACGCATAAACAGGAGAATAGGCTACTCTATTGTTTCTATCCATAAATTCTCTGTAACCTATAAGCTAGTAAAGATGCCAGTTCTCAGGAGCGTAACCTCCTAAATCTCTAAACTTAACCATAGGAGGGAATAAAGGATATGAATTTCCATCTACTTTAACCCAATTAATAGGTCTAATAACAGGATCGTTACTGCCAGTATATTCACCTATAATCATATTAGGAGCTACTTGATATTCATCTATACTAACATGTTTCATCATAATATAACCACCATCCGTCTGCTTATAATAGTTAATAGGTTTGACTACAGCATCATTATGCCAGTTATTAGCAAGAATATCCATTTTATCAAAAGTACTTAACTCTCCATTATTTGTAATATCATGCAGTTTACTCTTGATAAAATCATTATAACCAGATGATATACGATAACTATTAGGTAGATATTTAAAGAAACCATTCTGAGTACTATTATCACCAGTAGTATAGAAAGAATACACAGCTAAATCCTCAGCTAGTCTTTTTACTCTTTCATCTGGATGCTCTAATAGATCTCTCCAATAGTTAATTAAGTTATCAGCCTATAGTTGATCTCCTTGTATTATCTCAGAAGTATCAATAAAATCATATCCATCATAAGCTCCTAAATTTGGTAGTAGATATTCTAAGAAATCATTTGCTATTCTACCGTCATATCTAAGGAGTTCCGGATATTCTCCTCTCATAATACGCTGTTTGAAGTTATTTAATCTCTTAGGTACAGATTGATCACCAGTAAGTAAACTGTTAATATCTATACCAAGACTATTGAAGAACTCAGACTTCATTTGAGATTCTATACCACGAATAATAGGACTAAGTATCTTGCTAGTTGCAGTAGTCTTTCTACCAAGTAATGCAAGAACATTAGTTAATCTCTCTGTAAATACAGGAGTATTCCTAAACAACTAATTAGCAAATATACTATAACCAAAGTCAATACTATTTTGAGTTTTGGTTTCAATGAAAGTCTGATTATAGAATTTATTAATTTCACCTTCACCAAAATAAGGGCTATTAGCTAAGTCTAACATACCGTAACGATATATTAATTGTTCAGCAAAGTTCTTACCAGTTTTCTTAGTATCTACTTTAGAATATTTAACAAGATCAGCAAGAGCGTCTGCATAAGGTTTAAGAGCCTAGAATGCATAATACATTCTTACTTGTTCAGTTCTATAACCTGCACTATCTTTAGCGTCTTCCTTAAGTAATTCTCGAGTTCTATAAGTATATTCACCGGTATCAGGATTAACTATCTCTGTAAATAGATCAGCATACTCTATAGATTTAGCCTAAGTATCGAGATTAGCAAACCGTTTACGAATATCCTTATCTGGATCATATTTATCAAGTACTGATTCAATAGCCTCTCTTTCTAATCTAGAAGGACTCTTAGTTCTATCTATACCATATTTACCCTTAGTCTTAAGAACAGCTTCTGCCATTTCTTTAAGAATAGGTTGTGACATAAAATAGAATGTAGATCTACCTTTACCAGTACGTAACAAATAAGATACCATATTGTAAGTCCATCCATTAACATTCAAGCGTACGATATATGGATCTTTTGCTATATCTACAAAACCATTGATCATAGCTGATAACCAGTCTAATATTCTACCACCTTTAGGATTACTAGTAGTAGGATCATCCCATATCTTACCTAAGTCTACAAGATTAAGAGCTGTAGTAAATTCATCATCTACCATCTACAAATGAGTAAGCTATGTAAGAATATGGTGTGCATTGTTTAATGCAAATGGACCAATACCAGCTTTACCACCTGTATATTCTGCCTTTCTAGCTTCCTGATAAGAGGGAGTATATACTTCAAATGGTTGTACATAATGTTTCTATCTTCCGCTCTCTATATCTTTTAATACCTCTTTAACATTACCTGTAGCATTATCAATAGATAATTTTAATTGGTTAGTATTCTCTAAACTGAGTAATACATTCATATAGGCATTAAGAAGAGTATTCTTTATACCAGATTGCGAATTTGGATCAGTAACAAGTCTACCATCATTGTCATACGAATATCTAGCAATATAAAGTTTATCAATATCAAAGTCAGAACCTGTTAATTTAGTGAAGTCTTCTGGTAACATAATAGTATCACCCATAATCTCTGGAAATACATCTACAAACCTTAACGCAGATATAGAAGCAATAGACTAAGTAGGAATACGATAACCAATAGCATTAGCTGTAGCATTATCCCCAATGATCTATTTATCAATTAACCATTGTCTAGCTTGATCGAAAGTCATTTTTTCATAGTTAGGTATCATATGTTTGAACAGATTAATACTTACTACAGAATCAGTAGAACCTTCTTCATTAATAGCTTTGAGTAATCTACCACTATTAATCATTTTAGGAGTAATCACTCTAGAACTACTAGCTTCAAGACCAAATGTAGATCTCTGAATAAATGCACCACCAGGCATATTTACATCTACTACCTTCTTATTGATCATAGCAATAAATCTACTTTCAATCCAAGAGTTATCAGATATAGCATCTAGAGGCATTCTTAATTCACCATTCTCAGTGGTAAGAGCTGTAATAATATTATCATTAGCATCAGAATCTTCTGCATCCTCTCTAAGCATCTATGCTAGTTTCTATACGTTGACCGTATTATCTGGATTAAGTAATTCAGCAGCAAGTTCTTCTCTACCTATATCAGATAATCTATTAAGAGAACCCATTACTCTTTCTTTAATCTCAGCTCCAGTTAATTTATCTTTACCATATATATCAGTATCAATAAGGTTAGATAGAGCTACTTTCATAAACTGAGTACCAGTCATTTGTTCATCATGTACATGAGGATCAGTAGCTAACTGCTGACGTAAATACTTAAACTGTTGAGTATAAGTATGTAAATTATCAAAATTAGTAAGATGTTCATCTTCTGCTTGTTTCATCTGTTCTGCAGATAAAACAGTTTGACCATCCTTCAACTCTATTTCTGATTCATGTGTACCTACATAAGGTGAAATAGGACTCTCAGAACCAGCTTTAACGGCAGAGTTAAACATTACCATATCAATAGGATTATCTCCTGTCATACGGTCATATAATGCCTTTAAATCACCAGTTGCTATAGATTTGAATAATGGAAACAATGCCATCTTATTAAAGTACGGAATAGCTAAACCATTGACACTGAAACGAGTACCCATTGCCATATACTTCAAAGCATTCAAGATAACCTTATTAGCTTCTTTATATAGTTTAGGATCTGATTCCCATTTATCAGCTGTTTCAGGATCAGTAAGTATTTCAAACGCTCTCTTAATAGCTGGAGACCATTTACCTTGCATACGCATAAGATCTCTAAACATATTGGGACTAATATAAACAGCAGCATCTGCTACATTTATACCTTCTTTATATCCTTCTACATCAATCTTAGCCGAAGCTCTTGCTATACTTACAGCTTTAGGATACAGTTCTTCTATCTATTTTATAGTAAGATCTTTTACATTATCCCAAGCCTCTATACCTTCTAATTGTTGAATAGCTTCTTTAATACTACCTCTAGTAAACAATTCTTCATATACAGCATATTGTTTAGAAGCAACTTCATAATCTTGCAATTCAGCTACTGTATAATCCTATCTTATAGGATCATTAAAGAAGTCAAGTCTATTGTTAGTACCTGTAGAAGTAAGAGCACCTAAACGTTTAATTTTATCTACTGATATATCCAATAGTCCACCTTTATCATATGAGAACTTATAATAAGCAGGATCACCACTAAATACTTTCTCTACTTCCATTACAGATATAATACTGTTAATCATATAATCTGAAAGCATGTCGAGTACAGAGTAAGCTTCTGCGTTAGAAGGATCTAACTGAGTGTAACTACTCTTTCTGGATTCTACTTCACTATCATCTAATAGTACATTACGTATACCCCATATCTATCCATTAGGAGATAGATTATCTATAATGCCTAAATCAGTTGCAGTCTTGATTTCTCCTTTTAACCTTTCAGTTAAGATATCACTAAGTATCCTATCTTTACCTTCTTCGGTAAGATCAAAGTAGTATCTTCTAGCTGTATCAAGATTTTCATATGCAGACTTAGTAGGATCATTAAAACTTATATATTTACCATCTACATACACTCCTGTAAGGAATCTAAAACGTGCTCCATTACCCTCAATCTTATAAGTCTTACCATTTGCTTTATACTTATTAGGAGTATGGTAATTCTTAATACGTCTTTCTGGAGATAACCAGTCTTCATTTATAGAACCATCTTCATTATAATGTATACCATCTCTAAAGTGAGAAGGATTATCATCTATCTATCTTAAAGTAAGTTCGATAGTATCTAATTCATTCTGAATATAGCCTTTTAATATATCCAAAGAATCTTTTCCATATGTTACAACTGTTCCTCTATCAGTAAATTGTAACTACAATCTTTCATGTGGTAATTGGACTCCTTTAATAAAATGATAAGTCTTTTTATCTGCAACAGTAGGAAATATAATTCTATCATTAAATACTGCTGTCATTTTGGCTAAATAGTCTTCTCTATCTGTTATACCAAAATAATCTCTACCAGTATCATGAGAAGTCTGATCCTTGAAATTAATAAATGTTTCAATGCTTAAAGGATTAATTCCTGCATTTTCTAATAATAAAGATTTACCGTTCCATACTACAGACTTCAATCTTTCTACTAATTGTGGATTTTCATTAAGCTCACTGATTCTATCTTTAGCAAAGTTATTCTAAGATACCATGTAGTAACTTGTACCATCAGGACCTAAACTACTCAAACTATTATCTGTAGCATGAGTATAAGCATAGGCATTGGCAAGAGCTTTGATAAAACCTACATTGTTATAAATGTCAGCAGGACTAGTAACAGTACTCCCAATACTTATATTGTTAATAGTACCATCTTGATTAATAGCTTTGTTTACAGTATTAAGAATTTCTTGTACTCTAGCAAAACCACCATAGTTAGATCCACTAGTCATGAACTTATTAAGCAAAGTATATGTATTAGTAGTAGGATCACCGTAGTCTCCAGATTCTAACATAGTATTAATTGTAGGTTTATCTACTAGAATACCAGCTCTATTAAGAAGAGAAGTAACATATTGTTTAAACATCTCTTGGTTATTAGCCTAATGAAGATCAATAAGTCTTACATTACCATCAGATTGCTTATATTTGAGTATACCTTTGTTGTTTACGAAAGCTGTCATACAGTCTTTCATATCACTAACAAGTTTACTCAATTTCTATTTAGCACCATCCTAAGCAACTACTACTCCATCTTTGTTATACTTAAATATACCTGCATTATGGAATAATGCCTATGACCATACTTTAGGATAAGCGGCAGCTTTCATGTCAACATTGTTATCAATCAGTTTAAAGTTATTAAAACCATTATCATCCTCTGTAATTCTTACAGTAATAAAAGTATTAACATCTGATGTAATAACTGTCTCTAATTTAGATAGAGTAGCTTCTGCATTTACTGCGACATTAGGATCTGAACTATTAGAATTATTAATCAAAGCCATGAACTTTCTAAGTAAAGCATTATAGAATAGATCATTCTAAGCTTTCTCAGATATCTTTTCTACCATATTACGAATAGTACGGCTACCAGCTAAATCTTTTAATACTTTAACCCATACTTCTTTCTCGTCAACAAACTGTGGGAAACCAGTATTAGGATCAATGTATGCTTCTATAGTACCTTGATCATTCAACTTGTACAAGGGTATAGTCTAGAAGAAGAATTTAACTTCAGCAGGAGCATTATCTTTAATAGATACATTCATACCTTCTACAGTATGTTGACCTATATTAACTCCTTCTGTTTCACCAGCATCAATAGAAGACATTTCTTCATCAGCCTTTCTCTCTATAGCTCTAACACCTAAAGATTTTAATCTCTTAGCTATAGCGGGTTTAAATACTGTATCATATTTTTGTACTATTTCATCTATAACTGGATTAGGTTCTAGTTGAGCTGTATTTACTAGAGTTCTACGCAATAACTCAAAATTATTACTTAACTTAGAAACATCTGTATAATCTATAGTATCTGATGTAAAATTAGTCTAGAAGAAAGCATAAGTGAGAGACTTAACTATATCATCGTACTGTCTTAAAGAAGTAATATTATCAAATTTGTTACCCCCTACTTCAAAGTTAGGTCCACTATCCTTATAGATTTCTCTGAATCTAGTTATATTTTCTGAACTAGGTTGTATACCTGCAAACTTACCTCTACTGATACCAGTATATAATTGAGCTAAAGTATACTGACCTGTCTTAGCCCATATTCTTACAAAATCTGCAATACGTTTAAACCATTTACTTATATCAAATCCTTTAGTATAAATAGATTGATCTGCATTAATAGCAAACTATCTATAGTCTTCTGCAAGTATTTCATCTATCTAAGTATCAGTAAGCTTAGTTTTGTTTCTACGATTATATCCATCATATAAACTTCTACGCTTTTTATCACTAATAAGTAATTGAGATACTCTGTGCCATGCTTCATGATACTATACACCTTCCGGAGCTTGTTCTGATAAAGCGATAGCATCCAATCTAGCTTGACCCATTACTTTAGCACCAGATGCAGTAACATCTATTACTGTCTTACTTACTTCTATTTGTTCGTCTGTAAGTCCTAATTTATCTTGTAACCATTGCTTAGCATTAGGAATGTCAATCTAATTAATAGGAGAAGTAGGTTCATTAGCTACAAAAGTTGGACCTTTTTTTCTTCCTTTACCGTCAAGTATATCAAATACATCACTCATGCGAATGATTTCTCTTTCTCCTGGTTTATCTCCAGGAAGATCAAATACAAGACTTCTTAAATGTTCCTCCTTAGATGCTTCATTTATTTTTGATTGTGCCTGTTGCTGAATATCATCTGCATATTTATCACTGATAGTCACGTCGTCTATCCATAGACCTACATTGTACATTCTATCAGCAGTATTAGTTTGTATCCAACCATTTTTAATGTACCATCCAAGTACACTGATACCCTTGTCATTAGATGGATCTTTTATATTAATGCCATTTACTTTCTTAAGACCTAAGTCTCTTGAAGTAAATTCTACCTGCCCAGGTATTATTACTATCTTATCGGCACTTTTTCCATTTAGTGCACTGGAAAAACTACCTATACCTTTTTGTTTACTACTAAGAGAACTACTTGTATCACGTCCTACAAAATTGTTCTACAGTCCCTATTCATCTAGAGCGAAATGAAAGTTATCTTTAATATAGTCCTTAAACTTCTATTGACTCTAAGGATTAGTAAGCAATTCATTCATAGTATATAATGTCTGACCTAACATTACATTACCGTTTTCATCTTTATAGAACTGTTTATCTAATCTACGTCTTCTTTGTTCTGGAGTTAAACGATTATCATTGGGATCTGTAGCTGTGTGGTCTCCGTAGTTAACTAAAAACGATAATACTTCATCATTAGTATTCTATGTTAAGATGCCATTTGCATCTACAAAATCTCTCTGATTAGAAGTAACTAATTTGAGTATAACATCTGCAGCTGCATCGTTTCCAGTTAACTTTAAAGGATTCAATTGCATCTAAGCTGTACCAATAGTACCATCTAATCTATCTACTTCTACTAGCATCTACATAGTACCAAGTCTACTACCATTAAATGATACAGTTTGATCTTGATATCTTACTACTGAATTACTGATTGGACCGGTAGCAATACCTATTCTAGTATTAGAAGCATTAATTTTATAAGGATCCTTCTCTTTAAGCCACGCAGACTCTAACAAAGATCTGTTCTTTGGAGAACCATCCTCATTGAACTCATTTAAGAACTAGCCATTAGTAGAAGTAATTCTAGTAGGTATAATTCTAAGTTTAGGATTAGCCCTCTTCTATGTATTTAATTCAAATATTTTATTTCTAAGAGTCTCCAAGTTATCACGTATAATCTTCTACTGTTCAGCAGGCATACGTTGAAATGCTTTGTCCTGACTTAAATAGTTCTAAGTAGGAGTATATGCTGCATACTTTTTACCTTCATAAGTGAATACAGTAAATATATCATTTACAGTATTCCCATTAGTATCAGTGTACGGTTGTACTTCTACTTCGATTTGTGCTTTCTATAAGAAATCTCTATTCTAAGTAGCTAAAGCAAAGTCTTGATTATTGAGATAATCATTTCCTCTATATTTTTTAGGAGCATAAAAGTATCTACCATCTTTATCTCTTTCTCTACCTGTAAGATCATATACTAATCTGTGTGAATAAGCATCTATAGCTGGATTATATGTAATAGTATTAGGAGTATTCTACTATAACTATACAGGTTTTAGTTGTTCTACAGGAGCTGTAATTGCAGGTTCTTGTGTAGTAACTTGAGTAAGAGGTTGACTAGTAGGAATATCTCCTAGCATACCTTTTAGTATGCCTCCAAGAGTAGGTACAAAATCTGCCTATTCTGGAGTAGTTTTAGGCTATTCAATTAAAGGAGTAATTGGATCTACTGTCTGTGTAGGAGTTTCTGTCTCTTCTAAGTTCTTTCTAATATCAGCAAATCTACTAGCGTTTCTAGCTTTCATTCTTTCAACTAGTTTGTTTCTAGATTCAGTAATGAAGTCTATTGTAGCATCATAGTTAGGATAATTCTTTATAATCCTTTTAGCTTTATTAGTGAGACTCTAGATAGCTCTTTCATCTCCAGAATATAATGCGTCCTCTAAACGCTTTTTAACAGAATTTATGTCCTGCCAGAAATCAGAACGAATGTCTCCTTCATTATCCATAACTGTTTCTGCCATACGAGTATACTTCTTAGTAGGATAAGCTTTCTCGAATTGCTCTTTGAGTAATCCACTAAGTTTGTTATATACTACACCAGGAGCTGTATTGCCTTTTATAGAAGTAGAGGTTCTGCCATGATCATCAGTAATCTATTCCGTATATTTGTTCTGTGTTTCTAATGCCTATCTTCTAGTCTGGGTAACATCTTCTGGTTCAGTAGTAGTTTCAGTTGCAACAGGTTGAGAAACAATTTGTTCCTCTTGTATTATCTACTGTTCTGTTTGAGCTTCTGGTTGAACTATAGAAGGAACTTCATTATCCAGAGTTACTGGTTCTACCTCTTTAGTATTCTCTATAGCTTCTTCTACGTCCTTTTCATTATAGAAATTATCAAGCTCCTGAACAAAGTCTATTTCTTTATCTTCTACGTCATGCCACTTATCCAGTTTAGCTTGTATAGCTCTCTTATCTGTAGAACGCATAATTTTAAGTTCTTCTAAAGCTCTAGCATTATCCATATCAGCAGCAACTAATGTTTCCATAGCATCAGATATGTTCTCATGCAGACTAGGAACTACTAATTGTTCTTCATTCAATTCCGGTAATACTGTTTTAATATCAGCTAATTGTTTATCGAAGATCTTCTATACTTCTTTAAGATCTTTTCTAAGCATTTGTGAGAACTTAACTACATCTGCTTTATTAGTTCTAATACCAGTAGCCTATTGTAATCTATTCAATGACTCAGAGTTCTCTTGATATCTTTGATTAAGTTCTTTAATCTTATCAAGAGCAGCTTTATTGCGAATAAGATCTCTCAAAGCTAATCTATCCTCAGCAGATAAATTCGTAGAAGACAGGCTAGTAATATACTTATCTACTTCTTTATCATTAAGTAACGTATTGAAGTTACGTTCAGCCTCTTGTTTATTTTCTAATGATTCTAATGCTAATCTTTCGTGATGATCCTTTAGCGCTACAAACTCATTATAAGTATCAGTTCTAGGATCTATATCCAACTTTGCAGCCTAATATAGAGTACTAGGAGCAGTATAAGTATTCCTGAAATATGCGGCTCTCTACTTCTCTTCTGTTACTTCTTGTTTAGCCCCTTCATCTAAATCCTAAGTATTTAAGTAATCAAAAGCGTCTTCTACATTAGCCCATCTTCCTTGTTGGATCTTCTGACCATACAAAATATTCTTTCTTACTCTATCTTTAACTTCTAACTTATCTGCATACAGATTTGCTACAAACTGATCTGCACTTACCTAACCTGGTAATGTAGTAGCAGTCTGTACTCCACCAATAGCAGAAGTCATTAGACCTCCAAGTAAAGCGCCCCCTTTAAAGTTTTCCATAAACTCTGCATCATCAGAGTACACAGGATCCCAAGGAGTAATAGCTGCATATATAGCTCTAGCTCCTGTACCTATATTCTTTACAAAACTCTTGAGTATTGTAGGATCTGGATCAAATTCGTTATTGATAAATCTTTGACCTTTGATATACTGAATACCTTCCTCTGCACCTTCCGATATAGCAGTAATACCTATTCTACCTCCTAAGTCTACTAGACGTTGTACAGTTCTACGCTTAGGTAATCTATCTACTCCTTCTAATCCATAAGTAACAACATCATCAATACGCTTAGACAACTATTGTTGCAAATCTCCAGCATAAGTAGCAGCTTTAGATATACCAGGAATAGACTTAACTAGTTTAGCTAATTTACCAATAGGAACTACTTGCAAAGCTAACTCGGCAGCATCAAGAGTAGATAAAGCCATATTGTCAGTATATAATGACTCTATACCCTACTTAGCTTTCATACGATCACGATTGAATTTAGCATTATCAGAAGCGATAACTCCAGTTAATACCTAATCCAATACATAATTATCGTCACTAATTTGTTCTGGAGTGTATTTTCCACTAACTTCCATCTTAGCTCTAGTATCATCTAATACACTCTTTCTAGTTTTTTCATCAATCATCTGATTGATCTTGTCCCTATAGTTAGAGTATACCTCTGATTTTGATTCAGCATCTCTAGCTCCTATGGTACCAACTAATGAAGTACCTACAAACGGTAGAGCCATACCACCAGAAGCAGTTGAAGCTAGCAAGGCACTACCAATAGCTAATGCCTGCCAGCCATAATTTGCTGCAGAAGATCCCATAAGACCGGGAACTTTATACAGATAAGAATCTATATCAGTAAAACTGAAAGGAGTAGATTGTTCTTTCTTATTATAGAAAGAACTTACTCTATCACCCCAATAATTAATGTCTTCCTGATTCTCTTCTGCTTTTGCTAGATAAGACTACAACTTATTCTCTTTATCAGTTATTTGCAAATCAAGCATATTCCTAATACCTTTAGAATCAAATGATTTAGTTATATCATCTTTATAAGTATTAGGAACCCATTCTTGAACGTATCTAGCATAAACACCTGCATTCTCTTTAAGTCTTTGACCTAATTCGTTTATAGCATCTTTATTTTCATTATACAAATTAGGATCCTATTTAACCTAACTCATTATCTGTTGGAATGAATCCTAATCATCTAAGAACTGTCTTGCTTTAGTGAAATTATTATACTCTTCTTCTTCCATGATATAGTCACCTAAAGCTTTATCACGTTCTACAGAATTTCTACTTTCTTGCCACTTAGCAAATGCATCACTGACATAATTGAGTATATCATAATCATCTGGAGTATAAGTTTGTCCGGCAGGATTCTACATCTCAAACTAGTATGCATCCAAATTTACCTTTGGAGCTACATACTCATTATACATAGCCTACTTCTACCTTATATTGTCTACCAGTGATCTATCGTATATAGTCTTTTTCTTCATATTATTGTAAACCTAAAGTTTGTCTTGCTGATTCTTCATAAGCTCCCTTAGCTTGCGAAGCACCACCAATACCTCCGTAATTTTGTCCTTGTTGATAATATTGGTTAACGTTCTGCCAATAAGCTGGAGCTACTTGTTCAGATGGCAATGCTCTCATTGCATCTATCTCAAAGTATTCTACGCCATCATCTCCTACTTTTTGTGTTACCTGTTTACCTTTGAATAGTTTGTCTATAACCTATTCAGTAGATTCTCTCCCATATAAAGGATTTATCATATAAGCAACTGCTGAATTCCAGAATCCTGTTCCTAATTTTCTTTGTATCTCAGATTTAGGAATTCTTATTTTACCAGTAAGAAGTTTATTATCTCCCACTTGCATTACTCCATTATCTGGAATAAAGGATACACCATCTACACTACCTGTTTCTATAAGTTCTTTCAGATTAAAGTCTTGATCTTTACGTAATAAACCAGTCTTTCTTTTAGTCTATCTAGGAGTAGTCTTTGTAATAGTCTAGAATACTGTTTCTGGAAGTAAAAACCCTTGAGAGTTAGTAAACTGATAAGCTGAATGTTGAACTCCATTTTCATCAGTAATAGTAGTAGGCAAACCTCTAAGTTCTGTAAGTAATGCATCTTGAGTACCCACTGGTATAGAAGCTTTCACTGAATTAATAGCTCTATTAACACCTTTAATGTATCCTTCAGAACTAAAATTATCCTTAGATTTATTAAAGGCATCAAAACCAGCAGCTTTCCTAAATTGATCAAGCATATGTGTACTCTGTGCCATACCCTGTAACTGCATATTTCTTTGAGTAGCAATCTGCTTAGCATTCTCAGCTGCAATCAAATATCTTTTATCTCCTGTCTAATTATATGCATCGGCATATTGAGCATATAGTCTAGAATTATTTTGTACATCTTCTATATAACTGTCAATTCTTCCTAATTTACTCTTAGCGTCCTTACTTATCTTGTCATTAGGACCATATTTACTAGCTATATCTGCTATGTAATTTCTATATTGTCCTATAGATTCTACTCCTAATTGTCTATTAGTAGAATTCTGAATTGACGCATTAATGAAGTCTAGACGAGTAGGAAGAGCTGTATATCTATATTGCATCTTAAGATTCTCCATGAACAATGGATCCGGAGTAAGAGTAGGTCTAAGAGTCCTATCAATCTGAGATTGAGCAACCATATCGGTAAATGCTTCTCTGGCTTGTTCCTCATTACCTCCATATTGTTTCAAGAACTGTTTGTAATACTGTTGTCCTTGAGGAGTATTTATAAGATCGTTCTAGTGAGCTTTAGCTACAGCAAGTAGATCTTCATAAGTATTACCGATAGCATTATACTTAATACCATTCTTCCATACATCAGGTAATGAACCTGGTCTAAGGTTATCAAAATACTTATTACTAAGTTCATTAGCATTTAGATATTCTACTGGCGCTAACTCATTCATTATTCCAGCAGTAGCAGTATCCCAATTACTAATATCTATTTCATCCCAATTAGGATTGTATCTACCTGCAGCTTGCATTTTAGCTATATTCTATTGTCTAGCCTATAAATTCTAGGAACTCTAACGTAGGTTACTTAATGTAGCATAATCTAGATTGTTAATTCTAGATTGTAATCTAGATCTAAAGTTTGCATCTTTCATAGCGTCTGGATTAGTAGCTGCTTGTTCTACTAGATCAGACAACTATCCTATAGATTGTTCATAGTAACGTTGAGTATCTATAGCAGATGGAGACTAGAACTACCCAAATGTTTGAATAGCTCCAGATATTTCGTTAGCAGCTCTATCTACTGCTTCTTTCTATGCAGATCCTATACGATATAATTCTCCGAAATTTATAGGAACATATGTATTTAGTATAGGGGCTTCTGCAGGTCTATCATATCTATTAACGGCCATATCTATTACCTCCCTTTACATAAGTATTATAAACATTCTATAGTACATCCGAACTATAACCTGATTCTAAGAATGGTTTATACAAATCTAACATAGCATCATCTCTAGTTCTCTGATTACGCATAAGCTCTCTATTCTGAACCCACTGACTTAATTGACTAAGACCTGCTCTACGTGTATTTCTTGCAGCTGCTCTATTCTGAGCATTTTGTTCAGCAGATAGATTGGTAGCTCCTACATACTGTTGTCCTAAATTATTTAGAGTAGAAGCATAATCAGCAGCATACTGGTTATTAACATTACTCTCTTGCGCACGTAAATCAGCAATAGCTCTATTTTGTCCTAATGCAGATTGTAATCTGAATGCAATATTAGTTCCAGTATTAGGATTAACTCTACCAGCATTGTAATTACTTATTGCTCTACTTCTATTAAGATCTTCTATTGCAGGAGTAATGTTAAATCTACGTCTACGCATAGTACTAGCAATAGTTCCAGCATAAGGATTATAATTAGTATTTACAGTTTCTGCATCTCCTGTAGCAAGATTAGATATAATAGGAGCTAATGAACCAATTGTAGAAGTTACATTACCAAGTATACCGCTAGCATTAAAACCACCAGGAGTAGAAGTTGTCTGAGCAGGGCTACTTGTACTTCTAAGAGTACTCACTATAGATCCTGGATCTACGTCTGCTCCAGTCAAAGTAGGAGCTGGAGCTTTACTTGCAACTTTACCAGTAGTGTTATATATAAAATTAGGGTTTATAGTTCTACCAGTAGTATCAACAAGCCTATCTATAGATTCGATACTAGCATCCAATGGCAATCTCGCTGTATCTCTGTTCTATATTCCATTATAATTCTTATAACCCAATTTAGTACCACCTTTAGCAAAGTGAGTAGCTTCAAAATCCTTATTCTTCTTAAGACCTTCCTGCATCTCAAACAGCTAATCGTGAATAAGTTTATTATTCATTTCATTTAATTTAGCTGAATTCTTTGCGAATCTATCTTTGTTTTTACTTTTCTTTTTTGTCATCATTTCTTCACCTACTTGTGCAAATGTTTTCTTTGTACCAGGATACTTAACTTTATCACTCAGTATCTTACTACCTTCTGGTAAGCTTACTAAGTTACTATCAGTAGGTTGTCCTTTCTCTGGTACTTTGTTTACTTGACCATCTGGAGTTTGAATTAATTCTCCATCATCTACGTAAGCTAGACTTGGAGAGTAACCACCTTGTGCTAATGTCATTACGTCAGTATCATAGGTTTCATCAAATTCCTAAGCCAGATCCTATCCTTGTGTATTAGCTATTCTATTACCCGCTACACGTTGCTTAGCTGCATTATAAGCACGTTTAATTCCTTTGTTACTACGGAATAAACCAGTACTATAAGTTACTGATGGATCTTCAAAGAAGCCATTAGGGGTTACTTTACCTTTCTTACCTATTATACCAGGTATAGCTCCTACTACAGCTCCTACAGCTGCACCGATAGGTCCTGCAGCCATACCGATAGACGCTCCAGATGCAGCTCCACTAAGCATGTTACCAGCAGTTTGTGATTTAGCTTCTGCTTCTGTAGTAGCAGTTGACCCACCAACTGTACTGTTTATTCCTGTTGATAATAAGTTAGCTCCTCCCTATACTATTCCACCAATAGCATATTTCTTTTTATTTATTTTTCTTTTCATATTATACTAATGATTGTCTGTAAGTCGTATTGACATTTAGCAAATTAAACTCTTTCTAGTCATTACAGTCTATAATGAATTCACATATTAAATACTTACCTCTAAGTCTTCCTGGATATGAGTAAGGATCTGTAGCATTCTCTTCTCTACCAATAGCAAAACGATAAGTATCTTCTCTATAGTCAATAGCATAAGTACCTGTATAATCGTCTTCTAATGCCTAACCTCTCTAATGCTTAGTTTCAAAGTTTATATCAGTAAGCATTTCGTCTATATTAGTAAAGTATCCACCAAAGTAAACGTTATCAAATGTTTTTGTTATATTTGGGTTATCGTTTACAACATACTTAATCTTACAAGTCATAGTACTATCTTGGAAGTCGGCATTCTCTTTAAAGATCTTATCCTTAATATACAATAACTTATCAGAGAATGAAGCGTGCTTGTCCGGTACAAAAGTATAGAAAGATGTAAAGCCCCTCGTCCTCTCATTATATACCAGTACTACATCATCAAAACAGAACTATAGCTCATTAAACTTATTATCATACAATGCATCGTGTACTGAACGAGGAGTAAGATTTAACCAGCTTTGTACTGTATTCTCTTTAGATATCTTATTGACACCATTAGCTAACTGACAAATCTCATTCTTATCCTTATCGAACCAATATAGAGCAGAACCAGAGTCTATGATACTAGGGTCATTTACTATAGATGAACCATTACCTGTAGTAACATAGTCATACCTAGAAAGTACATCACCAGTACCAAGAGTAAGACCACCTACATTATTATCTTGTATCAAAGATCTTTCATTTACTGCAGCAATACCTAAAGAAGAGTCTTGCCAGAAGTATAGTGAATTATTAAAACTCTTCAGATTAGTAACACTACCATACTAACTATCTACATCTAAGTAATTAGCTACTTTAAACTATGAGAAACTATCTGATATTTCATCATTAGTCTTTAACTCTGAATAAAGTATTCTATTATTATTTATAGTAGAATCTTTAGAATACATTCCAGATGGTACAAAGTACTTAGCATTACTCTATGCAGAGTAGGCATCATTATATGCATAATAAGGTTTACTCTATATATGATAGTTACCAAGAGTACCACCAGTAATAGTAGTAGATAGGTAAACATCAGTATAAGTACGATCTCCTTCACAGCTTCTACTAGTAGTGTCACCATACTGTAAATTTAGATTGATACTAGTTTCAAACGGAATGAAGTCTGTCATACTCATTTGTGTATTATCTGGATCTCCACCACCAATCTCTGGATTGGGCCAAATACTACCAGTTCTATGATCTAATATTCCTAGATATGTATCACCACCAAATACCCAAGGATTACTAGTATCTCCTACTACTTTAAAGTATCCAGTACTTACATAAGTAGAGTTAGTTCTAGCAACATATGTATTACCATTGTAAGGTATTATATCTCTCTTGATATTCACTACAGGGATATCCCACAATCCTCCATAACTTCCTGTACCATATAAGTTGCCTTTTAATATGTTATTAGCAAGCATATACTCTGTATTAGGAGAAAGTACACTGTTAAATGTATCAGTAAAGTCAGTCTTACCTTGAACAATAGCGCACTTACCAAAGTAGCAAGCTTTACTAATAGTATCACTATACTGTTCATCGTCATTTCTAACATGAGCTAGATTTAAGTAAGAAATATCTCCTATAGATTGATAGTATGTTCCCTTATTAGTAATTGCATTCTATTCAAGTATCTGAGGAAATATAGCATTATCTTCTATATCAACTGTGAGTCTCTTGTACCCTATTATTTCACCATCATCGTCGTATAAATAATCTCCACTATGATATGGTATATATCTCTTAGCTATAAGATTAGGAATAAAATAACCAAGTTCAGTATGTTGTAGCACTAACGTTGGATCTCCTACTTCGCTGTCTATATTACAAGCTGAACCAGATAATGTGAGCTAAGGATATCTAGTATTAGTATATGTCTATACTGTATCAGCTGTAGATAAGAATACTCCATATTTAGGATGAAAAGTAGCACTAGCTGTAGAGTAGTCGGCTGTATCTATTTTCTTCTCTGAATGTAAGATATACAAATGATCTAGATAACAACTCTTCATATAGCTTAACATAGAATCACCATTAATATCTAATTCTGGGCTTATAAGTGCACCGTAGTTCTTTCTTACTAAAGTAGAAAGTAGTTGACCATTTTTATAGCGTGACATTCCAGAACTTCTAAGTTCTTCTAATGCTCCAAATGTACTAGCACTAAACCTATATCTTAGAGGTATACAAGGTCTACAGTCTTGATCAGTAGCTAACTGGTCACCAGCATCTAGATACTTATAAGGATACGAAGTAATCTGAGATAATACAGATTGCATCACTACTGTTCTATCACTAGCTGTCCTTTCACATCTTACTATTTCGTAAGATACTACGTCTTCTGGTAAGTTCTACACATCAAAGTATACACCTAAAGTTCTACCAAATAGATATTCTCCAGCAAAGAAAGCAGGATAGTCTTTAGCATGAGGCATACGTATATCACCAATCCAGTGTACTGGAGAAGCTACATTTTTACTATTGTAGAGTACTATACCAAATCTATATATCTCATCCCTCTAGTATCCTTTATATCTTGAATCTATATTAGGATCTGCAAAGTTTAATTGATAGACACTGTTTATATCTTCAATGCCCATAGGCGAATCGTTGTCTAACCAATTAAAATACATTCTATACTGATCACTACTAGTAAAAGAAGGAATATCTATCTTAGTCTAATCTCCATTAATCACATTAGAATATATAGATCCCATTTTATCTAGATTAAGCATAGTATAGACGAATCTATAGCTAATGTTTAATCCGGAACCACCTAGATATTTACCTCTCCAGTGCTAATCAGGATTAATCCATATATTACTATACTGACAATTCTCTTCATCAGATGGTTGACCTTTAACAGTATTATAAGGATTTATACAATCATGATCTTCTGGTATACTTTCATACAGAGCTTTTAACTCAGCTTCATCAGTAGGTAATACTTGAGATATATTCCTAGAAGATATACTGTCTCTAAGTATTAGCTTACCATCTTTATTAGTTCTATAAGCTCTAGCATCATAAGTAGGATTCCAAGTATCTGTTACTGTATTGGCTGCAAATAATCTATTATCCTTTTTCTCTATAGTAGCTGGTATAAATGCTACATTGGTAATGTTATTGAACTCTTCTAAAGTAATAGTACTAAGAGTAGAATTACCATTATCTTCATAGGTTATTTCATCTACATTAGTTGGTATCTTTACTTCACCAGTTATCTCAATAGTAGGAAGCTCTGTTCTATCTTTATAGAATATTCTATATACTCTAATATAGTCATATAAGTAACCGTAATGAAGATTATCTTCATATGATAGAGGTATATTTATAATAACAGATTTGTTAGAATTAACATTCTTTTCACTACCTTTATAGTCATTTAAACTTTCTGATCCATCACTAGTAGTAAGATGAACAAGACCTGAGATAGGAGATATTAAACTTTCATTACCTCTAGCATTGAATAACTGATAAGCATACTGAACCATACCAGTCTTTAAATTACCTGTACCTAACTTATTTAAAGTAGGAGGCGTTAAAGTGGAGTTAGTAATCATATCTAAGAAATCAGGCTTTGTAATAAAACCATTAATATCTAATAGAGGATTATCTACTCCCGGTTCGTATACATATCTATTATCCATTAAGGATATTACTCTAATGTAATGCTCTCCGTCTGCAATATACAGTTTAATATTAGTATCAGATTCATAGTTTGCTACTAGCTTTATACTGCTACTTTCTGTATAACCTAATTCTCCAGATACAACTGTTACACTAGTAAGCGGAGGATTATTATAATTGGATATTCTATATATACTATTAATAGTCTTACCCTCAAATGGAAATGAAGTCAGAGCAATAATATACTTATCTACTGTGACTACAGCAAGAACTTTTTCTCCTTCTCTTTCAAATATATCTCCTTCTACTTTCAGTGTATCCTATATGTTCTGAAGCATACCAGTATTGCCATCATCATTAGTAATGATGCGAACATTCTCAGCATATCTATACTGAGTGTTAGGTAGAAGCATGATATCAGTATCCATGTTCATTCCACCTGCAAAACTATTCGTCTAAAATATATTTGACATCATAAGTTCTAATTATATATTATCTGTTCATCTCCAGTAGTAGAAAAGAAAGTAGAATGATCGTCAAACTCTGGATAGAGTTTAGTCCAAGTATTCTTAATGGTTTCCATTTCATCTGAAGTATTAGGCATCATAGCTTCAGCGTAAGCTTGCTTACGATAGAAGTTATATGAGTTACGTATATCATAATAATCTCCTTGACTGATTTCTCCCTTTAGTTTCTTAGGATACATCAGTTTCATTACTACATACCAATAGATAGCTTCTTTATATGATTCTAGATCTGGTATCATGGGCATACCATCCATATCACTATAGTTAGCATAATATGATACTTTAACAAAACCTTTTGGTACATTTAACATAATGTAACCAGGTTTAGTCATATACTATAGATCACAGCTATACATAGTAGTATCTGAATGACCGGAAGAGTAATTACCAATATATCTACCATTGTTAGTAGGTACAGTAAATTGGTTTACTAATACTCCTAAGGTCTATCTGATATTAGGATCTTCGTTTAATTTGTCTAATGCCTATCTATCGTCTGTATAATTGAAAAGATTCTTAACCAATGGAATAATACCCATATCTGGTATAAGCATCTTATCATCAAAGCAACATTTCTCATCACTCAGACAACTATCATCTAAACACTGCTTAGCCCTACAATCGTGGAACACACCGAAGCTAGAAGTACATTTACGCATAGGTAGCCAACCATTATTCTTCTATGAAGAGTAAGCTACCTAACCTAATTGATACAAATCACAAGGTAACTGAGCTTGGTGACCTATTACTGGTATTACTTCTACTTTGTGTTCATACTATTGTATAGCTCCAATCTTTAATACGGCTTCCTGTATCCATTCTCGGATATCTGTTATACGTATATCTGTTTCCTGTAGTTGTAAATCTGCTATTACTTTCGCAATTACAGTATTAGACGATACTAATTTATTATTTATCATAATTATATTTCCATTTAAATCCAAAAGCAGTGCGTTTCTAACCTCTACAAACTCTATTAATAGCAGATCTATTTTTAATAGAACCACAATCGATTGCTGCCTCTACCATATTATTGTAGGTACATATGTAATTTCCTTTCAAATCTAATTTATCTACTTTTATTCCGTTAGGTTTTCTATGTTTACATACTTGATAAATAGATCTTGTATCTGTAGTATACTTCCAGAGATAACCTTCTGTCTTTGTTAATTGTCCATTACAACATTTTGATATACCAGTTCTTATACTACTATATCTAGATTTACTAAAAGATTTAGCCGCATCTGCAATACTATTAAAAGTAGTTATATATTTTCCGTCTAAACTATATTGATCCACTTTATGTTTTACTTTATTTAGACGTATCTTAGCCGGCATTTTAGAATACTTTCGGCTTGCGTATTTTATACAATTATATTCCGGAGATAGATCTAAGTACTTTTGTTCTAACATCAGTAACGTATCGTGTATAGGTTCGCATACTTCTAATATGGTTATAGAGAATTTATCTTCTCCGTACTTATTAAAAGCTCGCTGTAAAGGAACAGAATGATGCTTATTCTTTCGTAATTCCGATCTATGTTTTATCAGTCTACGTTTAAAGTCATTCGTACTCCCGATATATTTGTGATTGTTAAGAGTATTACATATCATATAAATACCTGCCTACCTAGGCAAAGTATTTATTTCTTTAAAGTTCAGGATAATCATGTTCTCTATTAAAAATTATTCTTGCCAAATCCCGTTTGTTTTGTCTACTTGCTACGAATTGATATTTGCCCTTGTTTGTTAACAAACAATTTCTTTTGCTCCAGAAAAATCTATATTTCCATCCACCACTGTGTTCATTAAGTAAGTATACTGGTTTACCTGTTTCTCTAGTTGCTTTCCAATCCCACCTAAGACTCTTACCTGTATATTCTTTAGGCTGATGCTTGATAATCTATAGAGTACCTAACCTGCATGGAAGCTTAAACTCTTTACAGTCAAGCATAATTGAATCTCTAATGTGCTTAAAGTAATCTGTTACTATACCTTTAAAGGTCTTTAGATTTACATCATACTAAGTATTAGGCTCAGTATATTCTTTGTAACTTATGTAATAATCTGCAATAGTATAACATTTTCTGTTATATATTAATCTCTCACTCATCTACTATATATATTCTGTGTATTATCTTTAGAATCATTAGTAGTGTCACTAGGCATCTGTACTAATGTTCTTAGTTCTCTCTCTAATATCATCTATGTGATAGTAGGAATCATTGCCCCGGGAATAGGAAAATCGGCATTAGGATCAAAACAATCCACGAGTTCCGTAGGATCTTCTGCTATAACATCTATACTAATATACTCAAGTTCGTTTTCATCCCCTTCCAAGTATATCTTGTTACCTTTGACCCAAGCTATGTAATCTTTACATGTTGCTTTCCTGTACTTCTAGTATTTTTGTTTGGTATAACTTCCAACTTGTATAATGTTTCCATACATGTCTCTCACATTAATTACTCCTGGTCTATAGTTGAAGTCAATCAACTTAGGGAGATCTCTATCTCCTACATATATATTCTTACCAGGTACCTTCTCTATCACATCAATATGAATAGGCTCAATAGTAGTAAGGTACAACGGATTTATATCCCTACCTTTATCTACGTCCTACTTAATCAACATAGCTCTATAAGCTATGATCCATTTCTCTATTTGTATTCTACTTAAGTGCTCTGACTCTGTAATATTACTATTACGGGCAATCAGTAGAATGTTATCAATGAGCTCATTTAATGACATATTTCTTAATAAATTATAACGTTATCCTTATAAAACGCATTTAGAGCCCCTGTGAGGCTCTTTCTGTTTAAGGGTATACAATACCTAATTATAAGTAATAGCGCTTCTTACGTAAGCTTAAAATAAAAAAGGTTGATCTTATTGATCAACCTCATTCATTACATTCTACATGTTCTCTGGTAGCATACTCTTCATAGGCTATGGTACCATCTAACTAGCTTGTTTAATTATATTCTTTAGTTCATTAACTTCATTCTATAATTCTTTTATCTTGGGATCCTCCTTAGGCTATTCCTAATAGGAAGTAAGTTTATCCAATAGCATTTGGCACTTACTCATCTCTTCATCACACTTAGCTATAGATTCTTTTCTAGCCTTATAAGTATCATATTGATTCCTCAGAATGTTTATGATATCTTGTCTATCTGTGGATATTGTTAATCCAATATTATTATCAGTAATAATGGATCTATCTTCTGGAATTGTGAACTTCTTCTGTTCTCCATTACATTGAATAGTAATATCAATTACTCTCTTTCTTGGTTGATTAGGCATTGGGAACTAACCCTATGGTAGAGGTTCATCATAAACTTTAGATACAGAAACTACAGAACCAACATTATATTCAGTAGTCTTTTTAAAAGTCCCAACAACTTCCACGATATACACGTTGTCTCCAGTGGTTAATTGATTAAATAACATAATAAGTATAAGTATAAGATTAATAAAAAGGGCTCCGAAGAGCCCTTAGTTTTTAAGACTCTGATGTTGCTACTGTGGGAGGAACAATATGGTTTAAAGTCTGAAATATTCCATCACATTTGTTGTAGTAGATAAAATATCTATTACCTTGGGATATTTCACTTGAAACCATTTGATCTCCAGAGCCATTGATCAAAGCTATTCTTGATGTACTAGTTGGAGGAGTATTAGTAGTGGTAGGTGTAGTAGCTATCGCAACAGGATACGCCTCAGAACCAGCAGCAGGAGAGTGAACAATATTTAAAAGGATAATACCTTCAGATGGTAAAGTTCTAAACTGGAGAGGGCATAAGTTATATGTTACCTCTTCGTTTGTAGTGTCTGTTGTTACAGACAATGTTCTCATAGAGAATATACCACCAGTATCCAATCTCCTAACTCTTGTATTTCTAAAAATTGGAAACATAGTTACCTCCTTTCTTAGCAACCACAACTTTCGTTGTAGCCATATCCATAACCATTAAATCCACCATTACATCCAAAAGGATTGCATGTCAGATATGCAGGAACTGGACAAGGACGCAGCTAGTTTATTAAGTTAGCAGTCTGAGCTTGAGTCAGAGCGGCAGCTTCCAAAGAAGCTTTGTCAGCACGCAATGTGTCAATCTTGTTCTGCATTTCACGCATTTCAAGCTGACAGAACTTATCGTTGATAATTTGTGTCTGTGCATCTATCTTAGCACCAAGAATATTGAATTGAGTGTTAGCATTGCTAGTCAGAGTATTAGTCTGATTTACAATAGCCAACTGGTTCTCATAACCCTATTGCTGTATTGCAGTACGTACATCGCAGCAGCAAGAAGCCAACTGAGAAGCAAGACCTGCATTACCAGACTGGATAGCGTTAATTACTTGACAACTAGACAATTTTGTATCACAAGAAATCTGGCTTACACCAGCGTTGATTTGATTCAATGCTGAAGTAACGGCATTGATATCGCAGTTCAAGGTATTGGACAAGTTGCTGATAGCATCTTTGTTACCATTGATTGCTTGCATCAACAGATTAGTGTTTGCATCTGTATTCAGCTGAGAAGCAACTTGTGCTGCTTCACCACTTCTATTACCGAAGCCATTTCCACCAAAGCCACCCCATACGAAGAACAGAAGGATGATCCAAATCCACCATCCACCGTTTCCGCCCATGCCATTGTTGTTCATCATAGCCATGAGAGCTGCGGGATCCATATTACCTTTATTAGCATTTTGCATTAAAGCAGCAAGACCAGCATCAATGCCACCACGATCCTGCACTATAATTCTATCTTCTAACATAATTGATTTAATTTAAAAAAATTGTTTTTGATTAATATCTGATGTAACGAGTTGATCTCTTACGTCCATATTCAGAGTATGGTTCATACTCTTCACGCTCACGTTCCCGTTCACGTTCTCTTTCATATTCGTCCATTTCGTATTCATGACGTCTGCCCATAGAACTTCTCATTCCACGGCCTCTTCCACCTCTACGATACGCACCAATATGGTACTTGCTGAATTCATCGTCTTCGTCTTCTTCTTCATCAAAACGTTTACGACCTACTTCTTCTTCGTAGCATTCCATTTCAGCTTTTCTGATCTTATCGCACATTACGTACACATAGTAGTACCACATCTTGCCTTCATCTATGTCTTTATCTGCAAGCCACGCTTTTGCGAACTCTATAAAATGTCTGACATTATTTGAATTTGAGATACTTACTATTACTTTATAAAAATCAGAATAGATCATGTTCAGTGCTACATACCAATCATAACGATTGAATCTGTTACTAAGACTGATTCCGTGCTGACTAGCTAATGCAGTAGTTTCTTCAATAGACCAATGCGGTCCACGTGAACCATCCTCGTTCTCCATCTTACTCACAGCTTTGTGTGCCATCACTTCGTCGAAATGAGGTCCATGCTCTTGTTCATAAGCTTTTACACGAAATATTCTATGCATATTATTATTGATTAATATAATTTGAATATATTTATTTTTAAGGTCACTATAACCTAAGGTAAATACTTACGTTATTCTTATTGTAAGTATTTTTAAACTGAGATAATATGGAAAAATGGAAAACAATTGAAAATTTTGATAATTACGAAATCTCTTCTTCAGGAAGAGTTAGATCTATTGAACATATAGTTCATAGAAAAAACGGTAGACCTATGACTGTATCTAGTACAATACTTAAACCTTATAAAGATAAAAAAGGTTATTTACATATAGGATTACGTTCTAACGATAATGTTTTACGCAAAGTGCAAATACATCGTCTAGTAGCTCAAGCTTTCCTATCCAATCCTTTAAATCTTCCTTGTGTTAATCATAAGGATGAAAATAAATCGAATAATGCTATAGAAAATCTTGAGTGGTGTACTATCAAGTACAATAATAATTTTGGAAATAGAAATAATATGATTTCTAGTTCTAATAAAAACAATGCTAAAACTAGCAAAGTAATATTACAATATGATAAAAACAAGAACCTAATTAAAGAATGGCCAAGTATTAACGAAATAAAAAGGGTTCACAATTATAGCACTGGAAATATTTATAATTGCTGTAATTTTAAATATAAACAGGCATATGGTTTCATATGGAGGTACAAGGAGTGTTGATCACTCCTTTTTTTGTACCTCTATAACTCGAGTATCTGTTACTTTAATCAGCGGATTAGAATTTTCTATAGTATATTTCTATGTTCTAATCTTTTTCCAGTCAAAATGCAATAGACGAACGAAACCATTCTTATACTTATTTCTATATTCTCGTTTGTTTTCAACGAATATAATCTGCTAGTTTGTGATATCTAACTTGGCTTTAAGGATTGAATCCTTCCTACTAACTATGATAGTTGTTAATTCATTTAGCTTAAGTTCTTCTTTGAAGTCCACTAATTTATGTTTGATTACAGTCTTAACTGAATCTTTAATCTCGGTATTGATTACACTGACATTAGTTAGGTTCTTGTCTTTGATTTTTAATTTCTTCTTAGTCTCATTAACCTACTGTATTAAACTATCTTGACTAGTATTGAGTTCATCTATAGTAAGCTGTAAGACTCTATTTCTTTTAGTTAAATCAGAAGTACTCTCTTCGTAACTTCTGAGATTGTTAGTTACTCTGTCTATCTCTTTATTCAATTTCTGTAGCTTATGGTTCTAAATAAAAATAGTCGCAATAAGTAAACTAACTAAACCTACTGCGACTATCTTATAATATTTTGCAAACCAATTAACTACCTTTAATAGTACTGTGATCATCTGGTAATTCTTCATCAAGTTTGACATCTAAGTATTTCTCTCCTTTAGCTTTTATAACCTTCTTAAGTACACTCCATACTTTCCATTTCGGATGTAGCTCACATAAAGACTCTAACAGCGACCAAAATTCAACCAGAGCGATAGCTCCCGCAATGAATTCAATAGCGTGTAGATCTATAGAGGTTATGATTAATTGATCAATTGTGAATGCACCACAAATTGCAATAACTGCATCTCTAATCTTATATATTGTTTTCCAAGCTTTATGAGACTCAACTTTGGTCTACCCATACTTCTTAGATACTTTATATCCGTAGATAGCGTCAACGATCATCAAGACAGCTATTGCTGCTATTGGTACATACACAGGGGCATAGAACGAGGCTAAACCAGCCAACATACTGGTCGTAAACTTCTCTACGCTACTGAACATGTTCTTGAATATTGACATAATGGGCTCTCCTAAATAAAATGGATTCATAAAATAGTAGGATAAGATTAGTGAAAATCAAAAAGCCCTAGCGATTAAAGGGGAGTAAAATCTGCTAAGGCTCTGTAAAATTGTTCGAGATTATACATATAAAACGTATGTACACTTAGTATGTTACTGTTATGTAAAATCTCATATTATGGTCTAATAGCTGTTCTTTCAATTAGCTCCTGGATCCATAATACCAGCCGATTTCAAGCTAGTAAGTACTGCATTAAGTGAAGTAATAACATCGGCTAATTCTGCTGAAGTAGATACAGCACCTACCATAGCTGCTTTCTTTACTCCGCCAATTGCATTTAAAGTAGCAGCTGGAAGAATATAATTGTTAGCATTATCTTCAATACCGTTTAATTTTACAAGCATATCTGAACTCATTAGTCCATCTGCATCTTCACTAACTACAGGTATATCTATTTCACTCTGATTTATAGGATACCATTCTGTACCATCATATGTCTTAATTACACCACCGTTAGGATCAGCTGTTAAGTCAATCCAGTATGCTACTTCTTGTGGATTAGGAGCAAATCTCGATGCTTTAAAATTTGGGTTCTCTTGTTTTGTCATAATCAATTTGCTATTTTACTAGGTAAATCCCATTCTCCTAATACTACTGCACCTAGATCAGTGTATTGGTCTATTCTAATATGTTTATTTGCAAATGAGTTGAGATCTATCTCTCTAGTGTTTTCAAAATGTTCAACGTTATCTGGAGAGTTTACGTCATAGACCTCAATTCTACCTGCAAATATAGCTTGTTCTTTGTATATATTATTTCTCCTGGGTTCTATATCGTATAACTATGGAAACACATAGTAAGCCTAAGGGTTAATAAATACAGGTCTATATAATACTGTTTTCATAATACTTCTATTGCAATGTATACTTTCATTCTATAGTAATCATTATATGTTCGTGATTGTCATTTGCAGTTTTGAGCATAGCATATAGTTTCTTAAACGTATCTGTACTCTCTACTACTTGACCTTTTACTTTATTTTTACCAACGAGCAAACACCCGTCAGTATCTTCTGGCTTATTACCTATATGAATAAGTATACCATCAAAACCAGGAACTCCTGTTAATCTTGGAAGATAACCATCACAGAACGCATATTGTTTATAGTTCTTGAACTTTGGAGATTGTATATCTAAAGTAATAGCATACTTACCAGATGGTATAGCTGTAATACCTTTTTGTTTAATACTCTTTATTTCATCTAAGGTCATATCTTTAGTAAGACCTCTATCTGTATCTTCTAAAGTATCACATATATACTCTTTCTCTATATCATCATTGTATTGATCCTTCAAAACTTCCTCGTGTTCGCCATAATCTACATAAGGTGGTTTCCAATACAATCTGCCTATTGTATACTTATCTCCTTTAAATATTCTCTTTAATACTAGTTCCATAATTATCCTTTTAATATTCCATTATTAGATTCTACTCTATCCTATAGCATATTACCCATTAGATCAGCTGCTAGATTCAGACCAAATTCTTTATTGTCATCATCCATTCTATCTATCTTCTAATATACTTGTAATAGTAGAACGTAGATTCTCTCTAGGAGTTCCCTATCTGTTAAATGAACTAAGTATGGATTCATAATTATGAAAGTGTTTTCAGTGAAACTAATTCCGGAAAATCAGAGATAGCTTTATTATATAAAGTTATAGCTCCTTGAACAGAGGGATGAACTCCGTCAGATGATAGCATACCTGTATACCATTCTCCAGTCGTTTCATCTGCTCCAACCGCAGAATCAAAATCTATATATCTGAAACCAGAAGATTTAACAATAGA